GACTCCTCCTATTTTACGATTAAGCCATGGACAAAGTGCCCTTGGCTGCTGATATTTGGTTCTTTGTTTGTCTATAAATCTCGGCAGGCGTCAAAGCCTTAGGTGAGGTATTATTTTGAACAAAGGTTACATTTGTATCACCTGTAGTGGTGGTTTGTTGCTGAGTTGTTTCGGCTTCAGTCTTAGCTGCCTGTTGTTCTGCAGAAATAGATGCTGCTTGATTATATGCAGAACCAACAGATATAGCCGCTGGTGTAAGCATTGAATTTATAGCTAGCGAATCTTTTTCAACTGCAGAGAGGTCTAGAACTGGTCTGATTGTCGGTGCCATATCCATATTAGCAATAGCAACATCGGATATCTTAGATATCGTCTTATTCAATCCATCTACTGCTGATTGTCCTAGATTTTCGGTAGACTTAACTACTGAACCGGCTGTGCTGTCAATGCCATTAACAAGACCCTGAGTCATATTTTGACCAAAGCCGCTAAAGACCTTGGAAGGAGAATTAATGCCCAACTGCTTTTTAAAGCCGTCAATCATATCTGCGCCCCAACCAGTGACTGCGTCAATTGCGCCCTTGGCTTTACTTGCAAGTCCGCCGGTTACACCATCTACAATAGCAAAACCGAGTTTACCTGCAGCTTCTCTAATCTTTGGTGCGTATGTCTCAATTGCTTTAGTCAAGCCGTTAATGAAATCAAGGATTGTTTCAGCTGCGGCATTTGCTAGACGAACTGCATTCTTTCCAATACCACGAATAAAGGCTATAACAAGATCTGTACCTGCACGAATCACTTCTGGCAGTTTAGCCGTAATACCATCCAAGAATCCAATAATAATATCAAGAGCTGCTCTAACGATTTTTGGAGTAGCTACAACAATAGCATCCAGAATTTGGAATAGTAGACTCAAAACGGTCTGAATGATTAGAGGCGTCATCTGAATAATGGTTACAAGAAGGGCTGTTAGAATAGCTTTAAATGCGTTAATAAACGCAACTGTTGAGTTGGCTATCACACCTAGAATATTAATAATACCTTCACCGATTTTCATCATGAGAAGCGGAATAAGATTAATAACTGCGGTAACCATAGTCACAAGTGTTGCAGTTCCGATAACGGCAGCACCACCAAGAGCAATAAGAGCGGTTGCTAACAGCATAACACCCGCACCGGCGAGTAACGTGCCTGCACCAACTAGTAGTACTGCGACACCTAATCCGAGAAGACCAGGGAGAGCACCAATTAGTAAATAACCAGCTCCAGCAATAATTGCCAATGAAGCAGCAAGCATTACTAATCCCTTACCAATTTCTTCCCAACTCATTTTTCCAAACGCTTTAAGAACGGGTGCTAATATAGCTAATGCTCCAGCGGCAATAATTAGAGCGGCTGCTCCAGCAATAGATCCATTCATAAACATCAAGGCTATGGCTAAGATGGTCAAAGAACCGGCCAATACTGTCAAACCTCTACCAATTTCATCCCAAGTCATACCACCCATGGTGGCCAGTGCGCCGGCCATAATAGTCAAAGCAGCTGCTACAATCACAAGACCTGTGGCTGTCAGAATCATATTGGTTGGCATCAAACGCATAGCTATAATAATTATACCTAGAGCAATAGCCATACCAGTTAAACCTCTAACTAAGTTATCCCATGGGATGTTTCCTAGATCAGAAATAGCGCTTGCAAATATCTTCATGGCTGCGCCTAGAATAACCAAACCTGCACCAACAGCGATCATATTTATACCGCTACCGGATATCTTGTTAAATATAGCTAGAATTAGCAATACACCACCAAGAGCTTGTAGACCCTGGGTTAATTTACCAGCATCCATATTTCCGAAGTCAGCAACGGCGCTAGCAAGAATCTTTATCGCGGCCGCAAGAAGAACTAAACCTATACCGTTCTTAATTGCACCCTTAGATGCTGACGCAAATTTACTAAATAGTGTTATTTGTGTAAGTACAACACCTACGCCAACTAATCCCTTAGCTATGCTTTCCCAAGAAAGCTTAGCAAAGTCAGCAACCGCGCTTGCTAATATCTTAACAGCTGCAGCAATAGCTATCATTGCTATACCTGCGCCGATCATACCCTTAGCTTTAGCTGCCATAGTCTGAGATACTCCTACTAGCATAGCAAGCAAAGTTGCAACGCCAGTTAGCCCCTTCATTATTTCTTCCCAGCTTAATTTAGATAGACGAATAACCGAGGTTGTTAGAACACCGATAGCTACTGACAATATAACAAGAGCTGTGGCAATGATTGGTAGTTTAGCAATACCTTTGCCCCCAGCAATCTTAGCAAATGTATTCATTGATAGGAACAATTGCGTCATCATTACAGACATGGCAGCTAAGGCAGCTGTTAACTTTGCAGGATCGACTAGGGATAGTCCAATTACCGATGCAGTTAAAACAGCTAATGCTAGCGCAATAGTAAGTAAGGTTTTTGCTTTTAGTGAATTTTGGAAAGTTTGAAGAGTACTACTCAACTGAGTAAATATACCCTTTACTGACTGAATAAATCCGCCATCAAATAAGCTTACAAATCCTCCGTCAAAGAATCTCTTAAATAATATAATAAGACCACCAAACAAACCGGTGTTAATTGTATTTAGTACCGAATCATAGTTGGCGTTAGTGAAACTGTTCAGAAACGCTTCGCCTATGGCTTTAAATCCATCAGATACGGCCTTTAATACGGGTTTCATAAACGAACCGACTTTTTCAAATGCTTTAACAACACCGAGCCACACATTAGAAAGTGTAGTACCAATATCTCCAAGCGGTTTGAATCGCTCTTTAAGTTGGTCGGCAATAGTACCGATAGAGTCGGTGCCTATACTACCAAGGGCTTCTAGCAATGCGCCTAAAGTAATAATAAACGATTTAATAATCGCAATTGGGATCTTAATAACTGCAGAAATTCCGGTAAAGAATTTACCTAAATTATCCCCAGCTTTAATTGCCTGGTATATTGCATATAAGAAATCACCAAGGCTACCTGTAAATTTGAGAATTCCAGCAGATCCTTCTGATGTAAATCCAAATAAGTCGAAGAACGCCTTACCAACAGCTTTTACTACTTCCCATACAATACCAAATATAGCAAAAACACCTCTTAGAGTACGCTTTAGATTGTTAAGAGTTTCTACCGATGGAGTTAGATTATCGACTAGGTTCTGAAATCCAATAGTTAAATCATATAGTTGCTTAGATGTAGTTGGTGGAAAAATATCAGAAAACGCTTCACCAACAGCTTTAAATATGTTAGCAATGTTCGTAAACATTTTTGCTAGCGTATCAATAAGAGCCGTTCTTCCGCCAAAGTCTTTCCAACCCTGAAGAAGTTTATTTCTTGCTTCAGTAGCTGCATCTAAATATCCTTGAATAGATTGAGTTAGTCCAGTCCAAAGTTTTTTTGATTCGTCAAGATCACCAATAACAATTTGGAAAGTGTCTGTCCACCCTGTACCAACAGCCGCTTTAAGAGTTTCCATCATCATAGAAAGACTCTTTACGTCTTGTGCAGAAGCCTGAGCTTTAGCACCAATGGCGGTCGTTGTGTCGCCGTAATCACCAAGAACTTTTAGAAGAATATCGGTAGTAGCCCACTGTTCAGAAAGACCTTCTGTGAATAGGCGAGCATCGGTATAAGCTTTCTTAGAACCAGGAATATTGTAGATGCCGTTAGCACCTTTTTTCAGAGTTCCCGCAGCTACTGCCGCGTTAATCATCTGGGTCTTCCACTCCTTTGTAGCAATATTTGCTAGGTTTAGTGATTTGTAATCGATTGTGGTTAGGAATCCACCAGCAATAGATTGAGAAAGGTTGTAGTATGCAATTCCTGCAGCACCAGCACTTTGACCAGCCAAAGCTGTCATGTTGGAAATACCCTTAATTGCTGGGATTGCTTTGTCAAGATCTACGCCGGCATTTGTGAATTTAGCAAGAGCACTAGTCATATCTGACAAGTTATAGATAGTCTTATCGGCGTAAGTGTCTAGAGCATTAAAATATGGTTCAATTTCTTTAATCGATTTACCAGTTGCTGCGGCAATAGTTTGAACAGATGTGAGCTTTGCATTGTAATCTTGATAACCCTGAAAAATTGGTTGGATAGTTAAAGACTTAACGGCAGTAATTCCTGTTTGAATTGCTTGGGCCGCGATATTACCAAACGCAACAGATGCTGCGGCACTAAGAGCTGTAAATTTTGCCGCGATTCCGTCAACACTTTGAGCTAGTTGGTCTAGCCCGTTACCTTTAAAGTTAGCACCAATATTAGCGATACTATTTTTTACTCCGTCAAAATTCAACTTATCTTTTAGGTTAGTTAAAGACTGAGATGTTTGTGCAATACCTTTTTCAAACTGGTCGTTGTTAAATCGCATTTGCACAATGCGTTCATCAATACTACTCATGCAGATTTCACCGCCTTCCAAACATTGTCTGCTATGTCATCAAAAATCGGCATAATTGCCGGGTTTATAAAGTCTTTACCTTGTACAAAACCACCTGTACCAGTTGCGTGTCCGTATTGCAATAGAATTACCACAGGAACCCCTTCAGTCATTCTATCATTAGACCAGGAGATGGTCGTAGCTTTACCTTCTCGGTCAATAGCGTACGACCAACCTTCAGCCGTTCTTCCTGAATCTTTTGGCGTTGCTTCTGATAGTGCAAAAACACCATCTTGAGCATATTTTTCAAGTTGGGCATAGATAGAATCGCCAGACATTTTTTTTAGAAAGTTTTCGGTATTTCTAAACGACCCTTTCGATTCTATAGTTATCATAGATTACTCCCATTTTGAATTGTTTTATGCGATTCTATAAGTTGTAAACGACTGTGTAGCATTCTTTCTAGTTAGAAAGCGTGCAGATGCGTTTACGGCAATAGTTGCGTTACCAACATACGTGTGACCGCTTGCAGCAGGCGCAATTGTCTTTGAAAAAGCAACAGTGTTAATGATACTCCA